CGGCGGAGATCCAGCGCACCGCCGCGGGAGTGGCGAGCAGCAGCGGGATGCGTTCATCGGCGAAGTGCTGATTCTCGACACTGACGCCGAGCCACACGTTCGGCAGCGGCGGATCCAGCACGCCGGCAACGGTCCACTCTTTCTGAAACCACGCCAGCATGCGGTCCGCGCGCTTCGTGAGAATCTGGAACGTGTGCTGCGGGCATTTGTAAATGGTGTCGAAAACTTTTTCGATCCATTCGTCTTCCACGCGTTCGTGGAACAGGTCGCCCATGTCGCAGACGAAGATGCGCCGCGGCGCGCGCCAGTGCAGCGGCTCTTGCAGGCGTTCGGGAAGGAAGCGCACTTCGCCGGTCCAGATCGGCCGGACCCGCGGCGTCGCAGATTCACCTGGCAACGGGAAACCATCTGTTCCCGCGAGCCCTTTGTACTGCGGCGTGTTTTTCAGGCGCGTGGCAGCGAGGCGCGCGGCGTAGCAGTTCGCGCAGCCCGGACTGATCTCCGTGCAGCCCACGATGGGATTCCACGATGCATCCGTCCACTCAATGCTAGTTTTTCCCATGTACCTGCGCCTCTACCTCCGCCTTCATCCGCAAGACCTGTTGGTCCCAATCGGACGCCACAATCTCCCTAAGAATTTCCGTACGTGTTTGCAGTATTCGGTCCCAAATGTCCTGGTAGAAAATCTTGTGCCGCTCCATCTTCTCTCGGATGTTGGCCAGAAGCGTTTCACGTTCATCCATTTTCAGATCCTCACCTTTGCGCCAGTCGTTATGCGATACGCCTCCAGGTCGAAATAGCGCCAGCCGCGAAAACCTTCATGGTAGAGCTTCTCTTGTCGTCCCTGAATGCGGTTGTATTCCGATAGAGGATGAAACGGCGGTGCGCAAATCGCCACCCAAGCATCGCCTCGAATCTGCCACTCGCTTTCCTGATCGGAGAGGCTGCGCAGTTTCGGCAATGACCCATCGTTCCGCACGATGTGGCCCACATCGAAATATCCGAGGATGCGCCCTCGGTGCGTGTACCACAATTGCTTCGGCTCTTGCTTCGGACGGCCGCGCCCAAGCGTGAAATAGAAATTCCCCCAATCGTGGGTGAAGACTTGGAGCACTTTTTTCGGCGGCATGAACGCCGGCCACGTCTTGAGAATCGCGGTCACGGCGTCACCAGCTTTCGAATTTCTTCCAGGCGTGCGCGCTCGAACGCGGTCAGGCAGCGATAGGTTTTATGCCCGCCGAAGCTGGACGCATCCAGCATCGCCAGCACGTCGCGCAGAGCGACGCACAAACCGTCGTCTCTCTCATTGTGGAGATCGACCAGCTCAAGGATTCGTCCATCGCGGCGGGACAATTCTTGCTGTAGCCGAGTGACTTCGAGATGCAGATCCATTTTTGTTAGTTTTCCCACTACCACAAGCTCCTCTGCGTTTGCGCGGCGACAGCCGCGGGATTCAGCCACACGCATTCGGTGCGCGTTTTGTCTCCGGTGTTTTGCGAACAGAATTGCCCGCCGGTCCAGGAGACGCGCTTCCACGTTTTGTACAAGCGCTCGTAGAGCGAGCCTGGATAACTGGAGATCACCACCATGCCTTTCAGCGAGTGCAGCACGCTCGCCAGGTTGCAGTGGTCGCGGTGCGTCATTTCGTGGCGGTAGCGGTGTTCCAGGCAGGTGCCGTTTCCGATTTTGCGCACGCTCATCGGATACGGCGGATCGACGTAGTGTAGACAGTCCGGGCGGTCCATCTTGCGAAGGATTTCTTTCGCGTCGCGCTGCTCGATCGTCACGCCCTGCAGGCGCTCGCAAAACGCCCCGATGTGTTCCGGCCAGCCTGCCCAATCGCTCGCGGCGGTGGTGCCGCTGCGATTCGCGTTCCAGCGGAAGCCGGTGGACATGGTGCTGCTGATGCGCGTGTTGAAGCCGGCGCGGCTGGCCTTCATCCGCGAAACGGAATCGCTGCCCCATCCCATGAACGCGCGAATCAGCGTGCGGCGAGCGCGCTCGACTTCGGAGCGCGTGTGTTTGTAGGCCAGCAGAAACTCTTCGCGGGCAAACGGGGTGAGCCGGAGAAGTCTTTCGAGGCGTTTGGCGCGCTTCGGGTTTTGCAGCACGCGGAAGACGTTCACCACTTCGCCGTCGAGGTCGTTGTAGATTTCGGAGTAGCAGCGGTCTTTGAGCAGCAGCACGCTGGCGCCGCCGCCGAAGGCTTCGGTGTAGACGCGATGAGGCGGAAAGATTTTCAGCAGCTCCGGCGCCAGCCGGAACTTTCCGCCGTGGTACCGCAGCACCGGCCGTGCGATGGCCGCCATCAGAGAATCCTTGTATAGCGCCCGAAGACGCTGAATCCAGGCAAGCCGAGAGCGTGTTTCTGAAAAAAGTCGCGGTCCAAAATGGCGAGCTCCAGTCTGAGATGCGCCCTTGCAAATCGTTCGTTGAAATTTCCAAACCAATGGCGTCAACGAGCGACAACAAACGTGATGCTCAAATGCCCCGGCCAGGTTTCGCGTATATAAATGCGCAGCATCAGTTCACCGATTTCCAGATGGCTTCGATTTTTCGCGCGTTCGTCACCGTAATACGTTCAGCGTTGAGTTGCAGCGCCGGCATCTTCGCGCCCATGCGCCGGGCGAGCTCGGCTTTGGTGAATCCCTCTTCGAGCAGCCACTTTATTTTTCTCCACGTACCCTTCGCAGACACGAGCGTGTTCCCACGCTTCGCCCTGTGGGTGACGTTCAGGATTGCTTTTTCAGTGAGTGCCCGGATTTGTTTTCGCTGGCCGCTGCGAATTTTGAAGAGAACGGAATCAGAGACTCGCGCGATTTGCCCAACTGTGCGACGGCCGACGCCAACACGGGAAAGGTACAGCATGTGCCGACGAGCTCGCCGCGCGCTCACCAGACCATTCCAAAGCCCTATGCGCCGCCGTTTGGCGCGCATCACCTCGTAGTTCGAGTTCGCCGCACGGCATGGAAGGCACCGGCAACCAGCCATGTAGCGCAGACGGCATCCGTGGGGTTTGCGCGCCCCAAGTACCTGAACGGGCGCGAGCGTAGGCGGACGCATCGTTTTAGACCCCTACCTTGGAAGCGGGGCTGGATATGGCGGGGGCTGTGGAAACATCGGCGCTAGGGATACCTGTCACGAACGCCCGCAGCGTGGGCAAATCGAGCGGAGCCTGCCAATTCCACAGTTTTCGGTTGCCGCGGATAGCGATCGGCCGATCGAGGCGCTGGACGTCGCGCAGGATCCATGCCCAGCGGCCGGAGCCGTAGTCTCCGAATTGGCGTTCCAGCTCCCAAGAGTGTTTCGGCTCAAACCATTCCTTGAGTTGCTTGGCTTTGTACTCCGCGAGCGGCGCGGGCAGGCAGGCGACGAGCTGGCACACACAAACGACGGCGCCAAAGGTGAGCGGGATCATTCCGACTTTTTCCATCTCGGGGTTTGCAAGTACAAACCCCGAACCCCTGGCCGCGATAATGAAGCTCAGACGGGACAGCTCGGTGGGATCAGGCTTGCGGAGCGCGGCGTGAATCGCCAGCGGCCCGCGGTAGCTGGTGTACCAGTCCCGCGTCTCCACTTCTTTCCAGCCGTAGGCGATCAGCGAAGCAAACGGCTCATGCAGCGTGAGGGCTTTCATTCTTTCCACCGAAACGTGTGGCGATTGAAGTCTTCGAGCAGCGTTTTCAGTTGCCGCAGTTTCGCCGCGTCCATTTCTCGGATGTGGTCGATCACCAGGTCGATCGATTCCTTCGGGGACAGCAGTGGGTTAGAGACAGAGCACGGCTGCGTGAATTCGATGATGCATTCGCGTGGCACCATGACCGACCAACCGGACGATTGTTCTTTTTTCAACAGCACGCTTCCATCATTTTCCCGACTGCACCATGTCAGGTGGTTGTATCGAATCGCTTGCCCGTTCGGGAATCGAACTGTTATCACGCGAACCTCCGATCGAAGTCGGCGATGGTGCGGCGCCGGCGCGCTTCCTGTTTGCTCGCTGGTGCGACGCCGGCGCGGCGCGCGGTCCACGCTGCGAACGTTTCGGGCTGGCGAACGGTGGAGCGGGATGCAGGAGTTGAACCTGCTCTTCGAGCAATGGAGTGCACGACGCTCACCCGAGCTATCCCGCTGATCTCTTTTTGCAGCGCGAGCTGCTGCGCGTGCACCCATTCGTCGAGCCGCCACACGATCGCGCTCAGCAGCATCAACGCGCGTTTCTTCATCCACACTTTTAGTCGGCGTTTCATCGATTTCTCCCTTCCAAAAAACGGCACGCTTTTTCGACTTCCTCCTTCAGCCGCACGCAGCCAGCGACACGACCGTGGGCAGCGAACAAAATCACTCTTGCCGCTGCCACGATTTTGTGGAGTCGATATTTGGCGCGACGAAGCTGCTGTTCGGCG